GTCAATACTACCACTAGTACCACCTGCAAAGTCATGGCCGATTAAAAGGTCTGACCAGTATACAGTAGACTTATCGTTGTTTACGTCAGCAACCCAAAGCCTACCAAACGCCGCAAGTACTTCGTTACCGTGCTTTCCTGTAATACCAGCAGCGCCAGCAACGCTTGATAGTGTGACTACAGAAGAACCGTCGTACACTAAAGGCTCGTGGTTGATTTGAAACAAATAAGATTTATTGTTAAAGTTTACAATCTTCCAGTTGTCAGCAGTAATAGTGTAACCACCACCCGGTGTTTCATCAACAAGCGTTGTTGTTCCGCTAAGTATTTTATTGTTGCCTACACTTATTATTGCAGCTTGACCTTGATCGTTTTCAAACTCATGAACAGCCCTGATAGCATTATTTCCCAGAGGTGTAGCAGAAGTAGTTGTTAATGTATAGCCCTTACGTGCAGCAATACGACCACGTTTGTCAATCACAGCGTTGTCTGCAATCTCTGCAAACGACGGATCTTGTGCCAACGGCGAATCTTCAGTGTTAACACCTTTAAATGCCGGAGCCAGAAGATTAATACTTTTTAGTTCTTGAGCCATATTAGATAGTCCTAAAGATCATCTCTTCTGGGTGTTTAGCTGCGTCAATAGAGACAGCGTCAGACAAGTACTTATCAGCGATTTGGAAGTATTCAGCAGTAGAAGTACCGCCTGTTTCGCCACGCTCACGAGCCAACAAAGCTACAGCAAGGTGTATAACTGGCTGTGAAGGCACAAGTAAAACATCAGTATCGTTAGTCAAGGGTGCTTGTCGCTTAACAACGTCAAAACGTAAATCATAAATACCGTCAGGATGAGGGCTAACAAGTACTTTAGTATCACCAGCAGAATCTAAACCGTCAAAGGTATAGTAACTTGGTGACCCAACAGTCCCGTTACTGATATACAGTTGCTCATTAAACCAATCTTTAGTTTGATAATGCATGAAACAATTTTTAGTGTCGTTAATTACAGACATGACTTTGACATTATCGCCTGAACCTGTCAGTATTAACGAGTCGCTACCAACTAACGATGCTGTTTGTTTAATAATTGTATCTCGAAGTGCGGACCAATCAGCAGCTTCTTCTACTAACTGCTTAGCGTCATTAACAAAATCACCAGCCATTGTAGAATACGTGTTTGCAGTTACTGTTGTTACTTCATCTTCTCTTAGACGACGTAGCACATTATTAACAATATTAAGGTACGTCATACAAGCATTCCTCGTTGCCCAACTAGGCCGTTTGTAAAGTCAGTTAGTATTTCATTAGCTGTAGGTGGTTTGTACAGTATCATTTGTGATTGAGGTAGTTGATAGTTAATTCCACCCATGTATGGAGAACCACCTAACATACTACCACCGCCGCCACCAGTTAATTTTATACTAGGTAGGTCTATGTCTGGACCATCTGGTAGATCTATATCCGGACCTTCTGGTAAAGCAATGTCTGGGCCTTCTGGTAAAGTAATGTCCGGTAATGCCCGTCTAACTGCTGTCTCTGCCTCAGAAAGAGTTTGTCCAATAGGTTGAACAACAGCCTCATCTATGGCTCTTAATCCGGGCCTAAGAGGTTGATATACACTTTCATCTACGGCCCTGCCAGCTGCTCTCGCAACATCTTCAAATTCTTTTATCAATTGAGGCGTATCCCCAAACAAATCGACATCTGGTAAGTCTATGCCGGGATCGAGAAACCTTAGTGTCATGTCGGCATCTACAGAATCCGGGTCACTGTATGTTGCACTGTCATACAAAGCCCTTGCTATATCCTCCGCATCTACATCTTCACCAAAAAAACCACCAACCGCTGTTTCAATAAGAGGATTAAGTGCTGCAATGGGAAGGGTTGTTTCTCCTTCACGAAACACATTATCAACGTCAATGTTTCCCATTGAATTAGCATAAGTTTCACGAACAAGATTTTGAATTTCACTAGTACTATATGTTTGTAGTGCGTTTAGTGCTATTTCTTCTACGTCTTGTCCTGAAATAACACCGCTTGCAATGTCAGAACCTATGTTAAACACTGTGTCGTAATCAGTGCCTAAACGGTCAGCCATGTCCCAAATAGCGTTGTCAGCCGCTGCTCCTAAATCTCCTCCTACTTCTGCAAGGCCGCTTGCTTTAATAGCGTCACCGATATATTGAAGACCACCTTGAAGAGCCGCAGAAGCTAAACTACTAGTGTCTACTTCACCGTTTACTACTCCTTGCACAATAGCCGTTGCTAGTGCATTACCAGCAGCAGAACCTGCGACACCACCAACAGTTATACCGCCAGCTCCTGCTGCGCCTGCTCCAGCACCCATAGCACCACTTAGCGCAGGACCAAGAAACGCACCAGCTCCTGCCATCATTCCAGCTAAAGCATAATCAGAAACACCAACACCCGTGTCTTCAACTTTAACGTAAGCAGAGCCGTTCCACTTAAACCTATCGCCTGAATCAGAGTAAACATCAGGATTAACACCGTACTTTTTAAGTAGTGCTTGGTTGGTATCAGAGTTAAGCCAGTTTTGATAAGCCCCTGATTGGCTGCTTGTTTGCTGTCTTCGTATGTTTTCTAAGTTTTGAGTAGGGTCACTAGCATCAATAGTAAGATCAGCATCACCTTCAAGAATCATCTCTTGGTCTTCAGTAAAACCAGCGTCTGCTTCTGCCCAGTTACCTACACTATAGTCGCCAGACTGGATCAGCTGCTCACGTTCAGTCATGTAAGCAAGGTAGTTGTCAAAAGAACCAAACTGCTCTTGAAGACGGTTTACGTTGTCTCCTTCAAAGTAGTCACGCAACTGATCTACGGTTAATTGTTGAACTTCCCCTTCTTGACCGTAAAGATAATTCTGAGAGCCTTTTCCTGTTTCAATTCCTTCAACAAAAGTAAAAGTCTGTTGCTCAGGTGTGTCAGTTTCTTCGGCTGGTGTAGATTCCGAAACAGCTTGATTGTTGCCTGTAAGCATTCCACCTTGTGGGTTTTCGTCTATAGTTGCGTCTTGTTTTACAGCCATATTATTTCTTCCAGTTAGCCAGACCACGTAGGCCAAACGATGCTGCCACAGCAGCGCCTAGAAAACCTTTGTACCACTCAGGCATAGAATCTAACGCAGCAAAGCCAGACATTACTACAGGAACCATAGAGGGAAAGAATGCAAGAACACACGGGACTGAAAACAAAATAGTAAACCATTCGTCTTTCCATGAGTTGTTTGCATTGTTAGCATGGATGTTTTCCCAGTTAGCATCCTGCTGTATAGCTACCATCTTACGCTCATGGACAGCCTTCTTTTCTTCAGACTTACGTTGAAGGTGTCCACCAACAAGATTAACAATAGGGCCAATCAAAGCCTGTATCATCTAGCAAACTCCAAGATAGCAATAGCCATAGTCACGATAATAGCAATAGAAGCAAAGCCACCTGTCATCATCTTTTCTAGCTTATCAAAGCGTTGATTGTGTGCGTCCAGTTGCATCTGAATCATTTCATAACGAATACTACACTCACGCTCATGAGCTTCTAACCGACTTATTGCTTGCTCTAGATCTGACATGACTATTCCTTACCACTCTGATGATCCACAGTTACCTGTGCATTTAGTTTACCTATCTCTACTTCTATTTTATTTAACTGCCTACGTAACTCGTGTATTTCTACGTTGCGTTCTTCCAGAGCCATGATCTTAGCGTTCTGTATAAGATCGTCTGGTAACGCACCACGTAGACCTAAAGGCCACTCACGAACAAACGCAGAGTTTTCCAGTATGTTCATGTTCTGTATTTCTTGACCGTGTTCAATAGAGATGATACGAGTGTCAAGAGTTACGTAAGCAGTAGTAGCCATAACGATGCCAGCACCAAGAGCAACTAAGTTCCTTAGCGGTATAGCTACTCTGGTGTTGTCATCAATCTCAGGCATTACCAAGGCACGCCATCAACAGTAACAGGATCTTTCTGTTCTGCGATGTTAGCCGCTAGAGCCGCCTCAGTAGCTTCCTGATCGACTTCTTCCCATACCCAGCCCATAACAACTTCTTCTGTTAAATCGTCGTATGGAACGAATGAGGGGTCCTCAGGGTCATATGAGAAACTGCAAGTGCCATAAGAAGAAGCAGAGTAAGTATCTTCTCCAACAGTTTCAGATTCAGTTACACGCCAGTGTGCGACGATAACGCCGCCGTCTGATACGTGACGCTCAAGTGTTGCAATAGTCCATGTAGCCATTAGGCTTCTCCTTCAAGTTGTGCCACTCTGGCACGTAGTGATTGAATTTCTTTTACAAGCATAGGCACTAGCTTTGAGTAGTCTACGCCCATCATGTC